AAACGGCTCACTGCTGTTGACTTTCGCGCTACCTCTGCTTTATCAGACATCGACTCGGACCACTATTAGTACGTGGGCCGATCAGTGTCCGGCACAGCCCGGACTTCTCTCGTTGCCGTTGGTTGAGTCCCCTTCGGGGGACTTGATCCTCCGTCAATCGACTGTGAAGTTCGGTTGGTTTATCGATGGTCTTGAGGATTTGATCGAGTTCGTTTTGTCGGTCGGTTCGAAAGTGTTTTCAGACGCCAAATCAACGGTGGCGCCTGTTCTTCACTGGATCGATACTACGGATCTCGGTCTGATCACGGTGATCGTGATTGGGCTTATGCTATGTTTAGTGGGATTTTTCAGCATTTCCAGTGCTTGTGAAGTCCTACGTTATGTTCTCTGGCGTCTTCTCACTCCTGGACTCCGCACGCGGACAAAGGTGCGAGAGACGCCCTCGGATATTCGCGGTCAAGTCTCCTTCGACATTGATGGACCCTATATTGGAATTCCTAACCTCCCTGGAAAGAGGATCCGGATCCAACATGGTTCATGGGGGGAAGCTCTCACAAAGCTTGCTACCTCGCCTCAGACACACTGGTTTGAGGCGAAGGTCCCAGGGAATGAGATCGCGAGTATTTCCAAGTTACCATCCTTTTCAGTGGGGTTGGGTTGCACCGGCGATCCTGATTCTATTGTGGGGATGGGTTCTCGGGTACGGATGGAAAAAGACGGCAACGTTCTTCTGACTGCCACACATGTGATGCGACAGTTAGACCGGGGCATTGAGCCCACCCTCTTCGCGAATGGACGGTCAGTTCCGTTTGATCGCGAATGGTGTGTTTCATACTATTCCTCTTCGAGCGACCTAGACGTTATCGGCATCGACGTGCCGTCTCGTGTTTGGTCATTCTTAGGGGTTACGGTCGCCAAAATAGATCCGAACCCTCCAGAGAAGTTCACTGTAGAGATTTATGGTTACACTGGTCCAACGCCCGCCATGTCGTTGGGCCGTGCGCAAAAGGGTCATCACTTCGGTATCACCCACTTTGCGTCGACCGAACCGGGATGGTCCGGCTCCCCCTTGATGCACAAGGGAAAAATAGTAGGTTTGCACCGTGGGTTCCAGCCCGGCGGTTTTTCCAACTATGGAGTCGGCCTTGCCGCATTTGTCGCCGGGTTCGAAACCAAGGACCGCTCCAAGGGGTGGACCCGGGTCGACAATATAGACGATAACTATGAGACTTACAGTGTTCTCCTACGGGGCCGAAAGGCTGAGTTGCGCTCCGCTCGCGGGATGTACTCTGTCCAGTCGGATCCTAACTGGACGCCCTCTTCTGGCCGGAAATGGTCTGACATGGTGGACGAAGATGACGATGAGTTGCCTGCGTTCCCCACGTTCGAGTCAAAGAGGATGGAGATCCCGAAGATCCCGGACGGGCCCATCACATTGGGTTCACTTGCTGGCCAGCGACCAGCAGCCTCCGCTCACACCGGGGGAAAAGTGGACCTCATGCCACAGGCTCCCCGTGTTCATACGCGTACGGTTCCGGTCTCGGTTGTTGACGAGGTTTTCGCCTCGTTCCGAGCCACGGCAGCGGGTGTTGCACCTCCTGTTGTCGTACCGGACGCGAAAATTCGGGATAACTTGGGAAACGAGGAGGCCTCACGTCAGTCGGGTGGGGTTACTCAGAACTCGCAAATATTGGCGAGTACGACTGGCGCGACGAAACCCCTGAATGGGCCCAAGGATGGGAGCTCTGCGGCCGAACAAGCTGCACCTTCTACCAACCGGCCAAGCCAAAAGAGTACGAAGCGTGGTCAAAGCGCCTCGGATTCGCCTGGCCAGACAGGGGAGCGACAGCAGAAAAGCAAAGCTTCAAGCTCCAAGCCGACCGCCGAGCGCCGCAAGGCGAAGGAGGATGGCAAGGAGCTTGCGCCCGCGCAGAATACCGTGACTTCCTCCAAGACTTTGCAAGCGAGAGTGGACAGCATTCGTTCCGAGCTGCTCAAACCGCAAGTCTCTTCGGAGAGTGGTGCCAAGGCCTATACTCTCTTGAGGGATTTGCTCTCTTACGCGATGCGCTGCGAATCGAATCGAGTATAAACATGGATGCCAGTCCAGGTGTCCCATGGATGTCACTCGGTAATAGTAACAGCGTGCTCATGTCTAGTTATGGGGGGATTGTTTGGCATTGTGTAATGCGTAGGTTAAAAGCTTTGTGTACATGCGATTGTAGTGAGATGACAGCTGAAGAGCTTGTCAAAGCTGGATTAGTAGATCCAATCCGAGTCTTCATCAAGAACGAGCCCCACTCAGACAAGAAATTGACTGAGGGGCGGTTAAGATTGATTATGTCAGTTTCGTTGGCCGACCAGCTGTGTGAGCGATGCCTTTGCTCTGAGTTGAACAGCCACGAGATTGCTAACTTTCACCGCCTACCTGTCAAGCCAGGTATGGGCTTCAGTAGCGAGAAGATTGACCTCCTCGGCCGCTCATTCGACCAGTTTGACGAACTTGTTTCGTCAGACGTGTCGGGATGGGACTGGTCGGTCAGCGCGGACGAGCTTCGGTTTGACGCGCTGCGCCGAGTGGCAGCCGCTGGGGTTGAGACTAATCACCCATTTGCTAAGGCTCTTCTGAACAGAGCTGTGTGTCTTAGTCGGTCAGTAATTGCGTTCTCCGATGGTACGCTTCTCGCTCAGCGCTATGATGGCGTGCAAAAGTCCGGGTCCTACAACACCTCGTCAGGGAATAGTTGGATCAGGGTAGCGGCTGCATGTTTCTCTGGCGCCGAGCGAGTGTGTGCTATGGGCGATGATTGTGTTGACGACGGGACTGATACTGTAAGGATGGCTTTACTGGGCCATCCGATAAAGGAAAGTACCGTGATCAGCGCGTCAGACCCATCTTGGTTGGCGGACGCTGCTCTTTGGCCGAGCGAGTTGAGGGACGACGTCCTAGCTGTGTTGCAGCGGTTTGCATGGAAGCCGTTTGACGCAGCTCTGGTGCCGACGGTTGATTTCTGCTCTCACTGGTGGTGCAAGCTGCCAGATGATCAGGGATGGACCGTTGTGTATCGGGGATGGAGGAAGACCCTGTTTAGACTCGCATGCGCATTCTCTGATCAGGAGATGCATCTGGGTGAGTTCATCTCCTCAATGGACTATAGTCCCGCGCTGCCACATTGCATAGGCATGCTGTTGGACGGTGGCTGGTTATCCGATTTCCAG